GTAGCAGTTGTAGGTAATGCATTAGTTGTTTGGTTTAATTTAATAAAATCTTTTTGATTTTGAGCACTAAATCCGGCGCCAGTTGCAGCAGAACCGTGTCTAAACGAAAAATCTGAATTTGTTTTTAAATCAGACTGAATGATTGATTGTAATTGATTTAGCTCACGTTGTTGTAAAGCTCTACCATTATTAAATAAGACTTTGTAATAGTTATCACTATCTCTAAAATCGTCTTTATAAGTATTTTCAAACGTTGTCTGTATTACTTGAGTAGCCATTGTAAATCCCTATATTTCGATAATAACTTTAATATCTTCGGTTTGATCGGCTGCTCTTGTAACAGCTGCTCTATTTTCTATGTACATTAAATCACCTGAGTATTTATCTACTTTCGGTTCAATGAATGCAAAAGCATCTGCATCTGTATTAGCAGCTTGAGTAACACCGGCTCCACCAGAAGTATCAGTCACAGCTTCAGCTTCTTGGAACTCAGTAAATCCAGTTGCTTCGGTTTGGTGATACCAAATTTCATCAGAATCTGTTTTATTTACAAAAGCTTTTGCACCAGAAGTAGTACCAGTCATAATAGTACGTTGAGTAAATGCTGATGTAATTGTAGGCATTGCAAGTCTACGTAGTGCATTTCCATCACTCGCAGTAAATAGTTCTCCGGCAGAATCTGTTGGATTTCTAATAAGACCAATTTGTCTAAATGAGTTACCTACAATAAATTCACCGTCTTCGTCACCAACAGGTTTTGCATTGAACATAATTGCACGTGCACGTAAGTCATCTGTAGGATCAGCGCCGAATCCAGCTTTAGGTCCAAAAATTACTTTACCAGTTGCACCTGATCCACCACCGCCACTCAGAGTAATGTTGGCATAATCATATCCTTTACCCATTTTAAGTGTAGTTGCACTATCATCTATTGTAATTTTTACAATTGAACCACCACTTTGTATTGCACTTGCGGCTGCACCTGTTCCATTTCCAGTAATAGTAACAGTAGGATTAGAAGTATATCCTGTTCCAGCTGCGTCTATACTGAATCCAACGATTTGTCTTCCAGCAATTGCAGCAGCTTGAACAGCAAGTTGTTCTACATCAGTTGCAGGAGAGGAACCAGTTGTTGCACCTTGTAATTTTACAGGAATAAAGTTAGCAGACTTAAAAGCAGCTGCATCGAGTGTACCGATTGAATATAAGAATTTCCAAGCATAACCGTCAGCAGTTGTAAACGAAATATTTGTTGTACCAGCTGGAGCGACTGTAGATGGCTGAGCTACACCAGCAGCATTTGAACCTTGTCGAAGACACACATAGACCTGATTTGATTCTATCATTGCATAATACGCAACAGTTGGATGAGCTACGACTGTATCACTATAAGCAGCAAATGTTGTACCAGAAGTCCAATTGACACGTGGTATTACAAAAGAAAAGTTAGTAACTTCCTTGACACTTTGTAGTCCATGTCTAAAATCACGCTGCTCTCTTTCTGTATTAACAGGACTAGGAGCAGTATCAGAATCATTCCAATCTTCGCTTCTTGAGATACCGATATAATAACGTATTGCAGAAGAATCTGCATCGAGTTTAAAATCATCGATGAATCTTTTTTTCATTTCAGCTGTAATTGTTGCTACCATTTTATTTTCCTATTATTCTATTATGCAATAGTAGCGATAGGAGAACCAACTGATTCTACTTGCCACGTTCCGTTTGTACCATTATCTACTAGGCATGTTATTCTTCCTCTTGATCCAACAACTGTTGAGTTGACCAATGTAAGAGCATCACCTCCGTTATCGATAACTGCGTTAGCAGCAGTACCACCTGATAGACTTAATGTACCAAAGAAGTTGCCACCTGAACCAGCAATATTAAAGATTGTAGTTTTATCACTAGCACCTATAGTCAAAACTATGTAGTCATAAAACGTCCCTACGTTTGCTGTTGCTGCAGCAGGTAAGTTGATTACATTGTTTTCAGTGCCATCAATCAATAATATTCCACCAGACTGTGCTCTTGTGAGAGAACCAGTAACAGCCGAACTAGTATTGAATGTTGAAATTATTTCTCTTTTACCAGAGACTACGCCATCAGTAGCTTTGATATCACCAGTAGCAGTTAGACCAACTACTGTTGTAGCACCAGCCACATCGACTGCTCCAGAATAGTCACCAGTTGCGGCATCTATTTCACCTGTTATTGTTAAGTTTCTTATGCCCGTATAATCTTTGTCAGAATCTAGAACAACCGCTTTACTTGCGATAGCAATACCAACAGCTGTTGAACCCAAATCCAATGCATTAACTTCACCAGCAACAGCTGTAACACTTGTTAAGTCTGTTGTAGCAAGAGTAATATTAGCAGTACCGTTAAAACTTACGCCAGCGATAGTTCTTGCTGTTGCTAATGCTGTTGCAGTTGCAGCAAGTCCTACAGCAATATTTGCTGTACCATCAAATGAGGTTCCACCAATAGTTCTAGCAGTAGCAAGTGCTGTTGCTGTTGCAGCAAGACCAGAAGTTGATTGGTTACCAGCAGAATTTACGCCAGGTAAGTTAATATTAGCAGAACCATTAAATGATACGCCACCAATAGTTCTTGCAGTTGCTAATATAGTTGAAGTTGCCGATAAACCTACCGCAATATTAGCACTACCATCAAATGAGGTTCCACCAATTGTTCTGGCCGTCGCGAGTGTAGTTGCGGTATCTGCGTTACCTGTAACATCACCTGTAACATCGCCTGTAACATCACCAGTAATTGTCCCTGTTGTTGTTAGATTCTCATTACCAAAAGAAATTGCACCAGAACTATCTGTAATAGAACCAGCAGCTAATGCAAGAGTTCCAGCATTAAAAGTAGTTCCTGTTAGAGTTGTAATTGTTGCTGATGTTTGCGTTCCAGCAACTACACCTGTAATTGTTGGCGCAGTTAAAGTCACGACTGTCGCAGTTGCACTAATACCACTCGTCAAAGACGATGCATCTCCAATTAGAGTATAAATCTCTAAGAAGTTGTCATTAATTTTATCAGCAGCTATACGTAGATTATCGCCAGTTCCATCGTCTGCTGCGCCGCCTATTCCAAGTGATTGATTTGCCATCTATATTCTCCTATAGTTATTTATTATAATAATATTGTTATTAATCATGTAGGATCACCAAATGGATTAGATTCTGCGAAGTCCAAGACTGCATCATCTAATTTATCAAACAATTCATTTTGCGCAGTTTTGTCATTTACATAATCACCAATATAGTAGTCTTCAGTTATAATATATTCATCACTACCAGTTTCAAGTAGTATACTACCACCAAACGATGCTGGATCATCATCTGTACTAATTGTTGCAGCATCTACAGTAACATTAGTTATATCAAGAGTATAAGATGTTCGATCTACAGTTAATGATTGTCCAACAATTGTTGCATTTTCAAGACTAATCTGGTATTCAGAACTTGCATTTGAAAGTGCGTCTTCAATTGCATCAATTTCACTAATGCCCGTATCCAACATTTCAGAACTATAATCAAATGTACGACATTGTAATTTATATGTAGGGTTATTATCTAATTGATTAAAAGATGCATCATGATCAACAAAATTAACAATAAACAATTTTTCCAAAATGGGGTGATAAATTAAGTCGCCTTCTAATGGTCTATCTGAATCTGTTGCATCAGTTTCATTTAGAATGTAATATGTTTCACCTTGTAATGTAGATATTGATATTGTTCCAGATTCTAAAAGTATAGCACCACCTGTTGTATCCGTACCACTTTCAATTGTAATTTGTTTTGTTAATTCTTGAAATCTATTTTTTGATACAACGAAGGTTATATCACTCAGATTTTGCAATCCAAATTTATTCATCAATTCAAGTTCGCCGGAATAACCACCTTCAGCATTCTCAACGTACATTTCAATTTTAGCAGAAGAGCTGAATTTTGAAAGTGTATCTTCTCCAAGAACATTATCTTCTGCTACAATAGTTCTATCAATATAATGAACATCATGGCCATGAATTTGAATTGCTTCTGCAACCAAGTTGGCATATAGTGATTGTTCAGCTGTAATTATTTGACCTGTAGTCATTAGTTTAAACTCCCTACATCACCAAATGGATTAGATTCTGAAAAATCTAAGACTGCATCATCTAATTTATCAAACAATTCATTTTGTGCAGTTTTGTCATTCACATAATCACCAATATAATATTCTTCAGTTATAATATATTGATTACTACCAGTTTCAAGTAGTATACTACCACTAATTACATTCAAAGACTCTATGTCCGCTATTGTTGCATCTGCTGTGATATTAGTTGTATCTGATGTAAGAGATATATTATCTGATGTTATAACTGTTACTGTAAATTCACTTTCAAGACGAATCTGGTATTCAGAACTTGAAGTCGAAAGCGCATCTTCAATTGCATCAATTTCACTAATACCTGTATCCAACACTTCAGAACTATAATCAAATGTACGACAACGCATTTTGTATACTGGATTGCTGTCTAATTGATGAAAAGGATCGTCGTGGTCAACAAAATTAATCTCAAACAATTTCTTTAAAGTTGGATGATAAATTACATCACCCTCTAATGGCCTATCCAAATCTGTTGCATCAGTTTCATTTGAAATATAAAATACTTCACTACTAGAAATTGCAATTGTACCAGATTCTAATTGGATAGAACCAGACGATGTTAAGTCTGTTGCCGTTTCTATTTCTATTTGTTTTGTTTTTTCTTGAAACTTTTTCTTACTTACAACGAAGGTTGCTTCACTAAGGTTCTGCAAACCAAATTTATTCATCAATTCAAGTTCGCCAGAATAACCACCAGAAGAATCTTCCATATACATTTCAATGGAAGCTTGCTTATTAAATTTGGATAGTGCATCTTCGCCAAAAACATTGTCTTCTGCAACTAATGTACGATCAAGATAAAATACAGAATGTCCTCTATGATGAATAGCTTCTGCAACTAAATCAGCATATAAAGATTTCTCCACTTGCAAGTGCGAACGCCATTGCCAAGCACGAGGTTGGTCAGCTGTGGCAGCAGCAAGTCCAGGCGAATGAAAATGTTTATTAACCGCCATAAATTACCCTATCATATAATTAACTGGCAATTCAAACGTAAGTTGAATTTGTTCTTCCAACTTATTAATCTCTTCCTGTGCTTGTGAATAAATACTTTCACCATTCATAGTAACACCACCAAGCATAGCAATACCACTGAACTTGGATAAGTTTGCACCCCACTGTTGCTTAATAAGAGCAGTTGCATATCTTTTTAGGAAAATATCATCAAAAATATCTGTGAATGTTGCTGGGTCTATTTTGCGATAACATTCTGCAATGATATAATCTTCACCAGCAACAAAATCATTTGACCAATCTCCGTCAATGTAAAGACGATTTTGATGTTGGTTAAATCGAATTGGTTTTTCACCAACAAGAATATGTTCTAAAAGGTCTAGATTACCCATTGCCATCTGATACTCAACAATAGAAGTAGAGGATAGGTCATATAAGTCATTAAGGCGCAACTGGTAACGAACATCAAACATGCTAGAACCACCACCTATACCTGAAAACGGCCAAACCTGTATCACTGACACAACAGCAGAAGGCATTGGAATAAAATTACTACCTTCTAGAAATGTATCAGTAATAGTATTATCTACTGAATCAGTTCCAATTGTGGATACATTTGTTTTTCCTCGGGCAATATCTGCTTCAGTAATTAGATGTTTGAGATACATTTTCTCAATGCCATCATAATGATATTGAGCAAAATACTGAAGAGCTTCATCAATGCGATCATCTGCCTGATCATCTGATACGTTAATATCGATGACACCAGAACCCAATGCTCTCAGGCAATACGATTTAAATGTTGATTTGCTTGTGGGTATGGCCATATAAGTATCCTTTTTTTATATATTTATAAGATTTGTTTTATTGCAATACAATTTGGACCATATTCTAAATCATTTTTCCATTTAGACCATTGTTTTAATCCTACATTTTCATATGCAGGCAATGCAGTTTTTCTAGGAACCGTCCATATCCAAGTTCCATTATTTTCCTTTGCATACTTTATAGTTTCGAGTAATATTAAAGAAGCATATCCCTTTCTACGACATTCTGGGTCTGTCCATAAACCTCTTGATCTAAAATATATAGAATCTTCCCAAACATTACTCATATAACAACTGTTGACTGATACAAGTTTATCATCTTCATATATTCCAAAGAAAACAGGAGATACATTCATATCATAGTTTGAACCAAAAGATCTACCCGGATATTTCCATGTCCATTTATTAAATGGTTTAACTCCAGATTTTTTATTTGGCCACAAATATTTTTCCCATATAAATTTAATTTCTTCCCATGTTATATTCTCTACAGAATTATGCATGATTTTTATAATCTTCCCATTCATGTGGCTTGTTGTTTCTGTGTGTAAAATGAACAAATTTTATATCAGGATGAAATTCACCACCCAAATAAATATAATCATTTCCTGTTATTTTTCTATATTTATTTGTTATTTGAATCTGCCATTTAGTCATATCCTTACCATAATTAATATCTTCATTTACAACCCATCGTGTAAACCAACTTTCTGGTAACGTAATAAGTTCTAATCTTTCTTTAACAGAATCTTCAACAAAATATTGTTCTCCATTTACTGGACCGGCAGTGGTTTTATTGTCTATATAATATCTCTGCCAACCATGTATATTTGACATAAATTTATCAAAGATATAACGACAATCTTTTGGATAGTATTTAAAAAATCCACCATTAATAACATAGTTACTTTTAATTGTATCTCTCCACCAACCTGGCATTGCAATAAATTGGCCAGGATTTACAGGATACTCAAATATTTTTTCATAGTCATTTATCAACAAAATATCAATGTCTATCACACAAATTGGTTCGTCAATATCCAATTGCATTCCCCACATCTTGTTCCATTGTAAAGTTACTTTTTGGTTATAGGGTTCTCTTATCCATATAATTTCATACTTGGATAATTTATTTTCCAAATATTTTTCATATTCTGGACCATACTTATCACCTATTCTAACTGCAAATATTTTTATGTTACTAATCCAACTATATGTATTCTATTTTCTGATGATCCATTTAGTGCCGTATGTTGCTGTGTAGTATCAATCTCATAATAATTACCATCAGCAGGAAGGTATATAATTTCTTTGTTAACAATTATCCAACATTTTTCATTTGTATAAACTGGTATATGAATTCTTTTTGTTGGATCAGTATGAATTGAATAGCAAGATTTTGGTTCCAATATCATCACTCTGGTTCTGTACATGTTTAATTTTTTAATTAAAGAGTTAATATGAGGAATATCAAAGTTAGGATATACAAAATCTGTTTCTTTATATGGATTATAATGTTTAATATGTCCCACACCAAAAAATGGATCATTATCAATTTCTTCAACTCCTTGCAGACAAAAAGATTTATTTTGTGGTAAAACCATTAATTCATTTTTTATAATCTCAAGGTCTAAGAACATATCCATCTTCTATCCCATTGTTTGGTTGGCTGAGTTCCTTGAAACCAACAAATATTTGCAGAGTTAATTAAAACTTGATGTAGTTTATTATATGAATTTACTAATTC